CAGTTGTGGGAAGAAGTGGTAGGGCTCGTAGGATCGGAAACTCTTACCGGCCCGGAATAACTCAGCGTGAGGCGGAAGACGCAGCTAGGTTAAGGGGCTTTCGCATTAGAAAGAATGAACGCGGGGAGTTTGTCGTCACTCAACCCGGAAACCCAGAACTTGAGCACATTGAAGAAACTTTAGAAAGTGCTGTTAAAACAATGGACTTTGAAGCGAACTTGGCTGGCAGGTAGTAATGGCTGCCACCGAAAGAGACTTCCTAGATCGACTTGAGCGCAGTCGCATGCGAGACATTCGTCGCATAGCAGACTCAACCCCCCGGAGGGTTAAGCGTGAAAGAGATATCTTTGATCGCGTGGAAGACTTTCTCGGTAGCAAGGAAGGAATTGCACTTTCCTTTGCCCCTCAAGCATCAATACCTGTAGGTCTAACAGAAACTACTATTGGGCTTCGTAACAGAAGTATCCCTCAAACCGGACTAGGCATCCTTGGTTTAATTCCAGTTTTCGGGGGATTGGCTAAAAAAGTTGCCAAGCAACCTAAAATTATTCGTGCGCTCCGAGGCAGGGGCGATAATTTTATGAGAGAAGACGTAGAATCTTTACTTACACGAGATCCAGATGCCGCTTCGGACATGGCGCTTAATTTAAATCTTGATACCGTAAGAGATTCTGACGTGGTGGCAGCAAGAAATTATATTAAGTCTGTAAATGATGAGGCTGTGCAGCGCCTGCCAGAAACAGTGACCGTGTACAGAAGTGCTGACGGACTAGGCGACGATCTTGTTGAAGTCACTACAGACCCTGATGTTGCACGACGGTTTGCAAGGCGTCGAGGGGTTGACGTTGTTCAAGCAAATATAAATCGTAATGATGTATTGCTGGACATTGAAGGTGTAGGCAATGTCCTTGGCCTGCCTCCACAGTATATGGAGAAGGGGCTATTACTAGAAGGCAATAAATTAAATTGGTCGCCATTTGGAGACAGGTAGTTTGTTATGGCCGTAGATAAAAGTTTAACCGACAACGTTTTCGATCTTATCTCTTCGTTAGGTCAGCCTGAAAATGAAATCATCCTCGACCCTGTTGAGGAACAGTTTTCAGATGAGATGCTGATTATCGAAGACGATGATGGCGGCGTAACAATAGACTTCGGTGGCATTGATGTTATGGCGGGTCTCCAAGAGGCCCCATTCGATGCTAACTTGTCTGAGTACATGGAGGAAACCGATTTGATGCGGTGTGCGTCAAAGCTTGTTTCTATGTACGAAGATGACAAATCCAGCCGAAAAGACTGGGAGCAGTCCTACAAAGAGGGACTAGATCTGCTTGGCCTTGAGATGGAAGACCGCACCACTCCGTGGCCGGGAGCCTGCGGCGTTTTCCATCCACTGCTTTCTGAGTCTGTGGTTCGTTTCCAAGCCCAGACGATTCAGGAAATCTTTCCTGCTCGCGGGCCTGTTAAAACGAGGATCTGGGGCAAAACTACTCCAGAAACAATTTCTCAGGCACAGCGCGTTAAGGAGTACATGAACTATCAGCTTCTTGAGGTTATGACTGAGTATCGGTCAGAAACTGAGAAGTTGCTTTTTAGCTTGCCGCTGTCAGGTGCAGCCTTTAGAAAGATCTATTACGACCCAACCATGGGCCGTCCATGCTCAATGTTTGTTCCTGCAGAAGACTTTGTGATTTCATATGACGAGTCTTCACTGGATACTGCAGAGCGGTACACCCATGTAATGAGCAGGAGCACCAACCACATCAGAAAGCTTCAGGTAAGTGGCTTTTATCGGGATGTGGATCTTGGTCCCGCCGAAAACTCGGTTGACGTAATCAAAGACAAGTATGATGAAATTTCTGGTGTATCGTTTTCCGGGCAGGATGATGATCGCCACCAACTCCTTGAGATGCACGTTGATTACGATCTGCCGGGATTCGAGGACCCGGATGGCATTGCACTTCCGTATGTAATTACAATTGATAAATCGACAAGTACGATTCTTTCTATCTACCGTAACTGGGAAGAATCTGACCCGATGCGGAAAAAGATTCATCACTTTGTTGATTATGGATATGTGCCCGGAATCGGTTTTTACAACCTTGGGCTGATCCACATGATCGGTGGGCTGGCAAAGTCTGCCACAAGCCTGCTGCGTCAGCTTGTTGATGCAGGTACGCTTTCGAACCTTCCGGGTGGACTCAAGACTCGTGGCCTTCGTATTAAGGGCGACGACACGCCGATTATGCCCGGAGAGTTCCGGGATGTGGACGTTCCGGGTGGAGTGATTAGAGACAACATTACCTTCTTGCCGTACAAAGAGCCGTCTGGTGTTTTGTACAGCCTGCTTGGAAATATTGTCGAAGAGGGCAGGCGCTTTGCTTCCATGGCTGATGTCAAGATTGATGACATGCGCCAAGACGCTCCAGTCGGGACAACGCTTGCGATCCTAGAGCGTGCCATGAAGGTGCAGTCTGCTATTCAGGCACGAATTCATGCGAGCCTCAAAAAAGAATTTAAGATTCTTACTAGAATCATCAGAGACTACACCTCTCCGTCTTATCCGTATGAGACTGAAGAGGGTGAAGAAATTAAGCAGTCTGACTTTGATGACCGTGTAGATATTATTCCCGTTTCTGACCCGAACGCCTCTACACTTTCTCAGCGCATTATGCAGTACCAAGCTGCGCTACAGCTTGCGGCTCAGTCACCAAATCTCTATGACCTGCCATTGCTTCACAGGCAGATGATGGAACTGATCGGCATTCCTAATGCAGAAGAGGTTGTTCCGAATCCTGACGACATTAAGCCAGAAGATCCGGTTACAGAAAACCAGAACATGCTGCTCCTCAAGCCTGTTAAAGCGTTTGAGTATCAGGACCATGAGGCTCACATTAGAGTTCACATGGTGCTCAAGAATGATCCGCAAATCGCTCAGGATGCCCAGAACACGCCAATGGGAGGATCAATTATGTCTTCCATTGATGCTCATGTTCGTGAGCACCTTGGCTTTGTGTTTAGGCAGCAGGTCGAGCAGGAGCTTGGCTTCGCGCTTCCGCCTGTTGGTGAGCCGCTCCCGGCTGACATTGAGAAGCGCCTGAGCGGGCTTATTGCTGACGCGGCAGATCAGCTTCTTGGTAAAAAGCAACAGCAAGCGCAGGCACAGGCCGCCGCACAACAACAGCAAGATCCGATTGTTCAACAGCGCGAACGCGAGATTGCTATTCGGGAAATGGACGTTCAGCGTAAAGCCCAGTCCGACGCCGCCAAGATTCAGCTTGAGCAGCAGAAGCTTATGGCGAAACAGCAAAAAGATGCCGTTGATGCTCAGATTAAAATTGAGCAGATGGAAAACGAAAAAATGGTTGATGTTGCAGAGCTTTCCTTAGAGCAAGCCGAGCTTGAGGCCAAGATGGGCTTAGAGCAAGAAAAGATGGAAGCAGATGGTGTTAAGTATGCCTTGGAAAAAATGATGGAGGAGTAATGAATGCCTGATACAGTTCTTGGGTCACTCAGGAAAAAGATCAGGGCTCAAATGAATGACATTGCAGATGCAATGGCTGTCGGCACCTGTGCTGATATTGAGCAATACCGAAAGATGGTTGGTATGATTGAGGGGCTGGCTTGGGCCGAAAGAGAAATCTTGGACGCAGAAGAAAAATTAAACATGTCTTGAGTGTTTTTATGCCTGCAAAGAAAAAGAGTGGTTCACGTTCACGAAAAACAAAATCTCGCGTCAATGAAGCTGGCAACTACACTAAGCCAGCTATGAGAAAGCGTTTGTTTAACAAAATCAAAGCGGGAACAAAGGGCGGAAAAGCAGGACAGTGGTCTGCCCGCAAGGCACAGATGCTTGCGAAAGAGTACAAAGCAAAAGGCGGAGGCTACAGAAATTAAATGCCAAAGAAAAAAAGTCAGCAAAGCCTAGATCGCTGGACAAAACAGAAATGGCGCACAAAAAGTGGCAAACCTAGCTCGGAAACAGGAGAGCGTTATTTGCCCGAAGGCGCGATTATGGCATTGTCTGCCGAAGAGTACAACAGGACTACTGCTAAAAAACGCGAAGACACAAAGAAGGGTAAGCAGTTTTCAAGACAACCCAGAAGTATTGCTAAAAAAACCAAGAGGCATAGATAAAAATGGCGAAGGGTGTAAACCACTACCTAAAAGATGGTACCGTGTGGCGCAGAGGCATGCACAAAATGCCGAATGGAGAGCTGCACACTAACAAAACTCACACCAAGACGAGCCAAAGGTTGTTTCATTTTGCTGAGTTGAGTGATAAAGCAAAAATTAAAGCTAGGTCTTCAAGTAGAAAAAAATCTTAGGTATTGATTTTATTTTTTAAAGTATTATTTGTTGTTTAGCAGGACGCATCGCTAGTTCGTAGCGCACTTAAAATATGGAGGTCTTAATGACCACGGCACTTGAGGCCGAAGAAGTAGTTGAATCTACTGGCGTCGAAAATGACGCTATTGAACCTCGCACAGCATCACAGCTACCAGACCCATCTGGTTACAAGATCCTGATCGCACTCCCCGAAATTGACGAAAAAACCGAAGGCGGAATTATTAAGTCCGCTAAATATCAACACGAAGAGGCTATTGCCACGGTTGTTGGTTGGGTTATGTCAATGGGTCCAGACGCCTATGCAAGTGCTGACCGCTTTCCCAGTGGTCCGTACTGCTCCGTGGGCGACTGGGTTGTTTTTCGTGCATTTAGCGGAACGCGCATCAAGATCCACGGAAAAGAGTTTCGCCTGATCAATGACGATACAGTAGAAGCTGTTGTAGAGGACCCACGAGGAATTGAGAGGGCATAGTGATGAGCACTAAAGAAGAGGCCTTTTTTGGCGTAAAGAACACCGTGGACACCGAGGCCCCGGAACAAGAAGATGTAAATATTGAGGTTGTTGACGATACGCCTGAAGAAGATCGGCCATATGTCAATAACTCCAATACGTCATCTGACGAAGATGGTGGCGACGATGAGATTGGTCGCGTTGGAAAACGTGCTCAGGATCGAATCAAAAAGCTAAAGTGGGAATACCACGAAGAGCGTCGGGCCAAGGAGCTTGCGGAAAGAACATCTGAAGAAGCTCTTCGTGCCACAGAACAACTTCATATTGAGAATCAAAGACTACTTGAGCTTGTAAAAAGGTCTCAATCTGCACTTGATACTCAGGCGGAGGGCAGGGCTAAGGCTGCTGTAGCTATGGCAGAAAGTGCCCTTCATCGTGCTAATGAAATTGGCGATCCTGATGAAATCTCAAAAGCACAAAAGCATTTAATTGAAGCAAAACTGATTGAGTCTAATCGTGGTCAAGTTTCAAGTGCTGTTATTGATGACTGGAAGGCAGCGGTTCTTGAGCATCAAAAACAGTACGATGCTCATGTTGCTGAACAATATGAACAGTATGAAGACGAATACGATTACGAAGACTCTATTCCTGATCCTGACCCCAAAGCTTTAGAGTGGCAGAGCAATAACCCTTGGTTTGGCTCTGACTATGAAATGACAAGTTTTGCTTATGGGGTACATGATAAAATTGTTAGTGAGGGCGTTGACCCTGATACAGATGAGTATTATCAATTAATTGATTCGAGGGTAAGAGAAGTTTTTCCCTCGCACTTCGATATCGACCAAGATGTTTCACATGAAACTGAAGTTGATATTGCACCACGCCAAAAGGCGAAATCCGTAGTTGCTCCTGCCAAGAGAGGTTCAGGCGGGGGCAGGCCACGCACAATTAAACTTACGCAGACTCAAGTCCGCATCGCGAAGCGTTTGGGTCTGACGCCCCAACAGTATGCGGCCCAACTTGTAAAGGAAGGCTGAGTATGACTGAAGATCGCGCACCAAGAGAGAAGAGTGGCTTCGAGACTCGTGAAAAAAGCGAGCGGCCTAAAAACTGGGAGCCTGCTTCGATCTTACCTGACCCCGAACCGCAAGACGGTTGGGTTTTTCGTTGGATCAGAACGTCCATGGTTGGACAGGCTGACAACACCAACGCATCAAAACGGTTTCGTGAGGGTTGGGAACCTGTTAGAGCTGAAGACCATCCAGAACTTGAGATTATGAGCGATTACGGCTCAGAGTGGGCATCGAAGGGAGGCATCGAAGTTGGTGGCCTTCTTTTGTGCAAGGCACCTGAAGAGTTCGTTCAGCAGCGTCAAGATTATTACAGCAAGCGCGCTCAAGATCAGATGGCCGCAGTCGATAACAACTTTATGCGCGAAAATGATCCTCGGATGCCTCTTTTCGCGCCTGACAGAAAAACTTCGGTTACGTTTGGGGGCGGTGGCTCCTAACTAGCCACAATTAATAGGATACAATTATGGCAGCTACGGCAGCGCCGTATGGTGCTCGCCCAGTTGGCACTCTCAGTGCGTCAGGCTCGTTTTCGAGCAAGACGCGCCAGCTTGAGATTGCTAGTGGGTATGGCACCGGAATCTTTAACGGCGATTTCGTTAAACTGGTTGCCGATGGAACCATTGAGAAGGATACGGGAACTTCAACCCTGACCACTTGTGGTATTTTCCTCGGTTGCCAGTACACGGACCCGAGCACGAAACAGCTTACGTTCAACACTCAGTGGCCCGCTTCGACGGTTGCTTCTGATGCGAAGGCTTATGTGCTCGACGATCCGAGTGTTCTTATTCAGATGCAAGCAGATGGTACGATGGCTCTGACGACTCGGGGCCTGAATATTGGTGTTGTCCAGACGGCTGGAAGCACGGACATCGGTAAGTCGAAAAACGCAGCAGACCAAAGCACTGCGGCTACGACTGTCACCCTTCCGCTTCGGGTTATCGACTTTGTTGATGGTCCCGATTCTGAGATTGGTGATGCGTATACCGATATTATCGTGAAGTTCAATGCCGCTTCGAGCAACTCTGCTTCTCCGCATCAGTACCTTAACGCCACTGGTGCATAGGGAGATATTGAAGAATGGCTATTTCACGCGCACAGCTCCTCAAAGAGCTTCTTCCGGGGCTCAACGCTCTGTTTGGTCTTGAGTATGGTCGTTATGACGACGAGCATGCCGAGGTCTACGAGACGGAAAGCTCGGATCGTTCTTTTGAGGAGGAAGTAAAGCTTTCAGGTTTCGGGTCTGCCCCGGTTAAGCCTGAAGGCAGCGGCATCTCTTACGATGCAGCACAGGAATCGTTCACGGCGCGGTACAACCACGAAACGATTGCTATGGGCTTCGCTATTACCGAGGAAGCTATGGAAGACAACCTCTACGACTCTTTGTCTGCTCGTTACACGAAGGCGCTTGCTCGCGCCATGGCGTACACGAAGCAGGTTAAGGCGATGGTTCCGCTTAACAACGGATTCACCAATGCCTACCAGAGTGGCGATGGTGTCAACCTGTTTACCGCAGTTGGCGATGGTGTTACTGGAGGTGACGGTCACCCGCTCGTCAGCGGTGGCAAGAACTCCAACCGTCCCGTTACGGCGGTTGACCTCAACGAAACTTCGCTTGAGGCGGCGGTTATTCAGATTGCTAAGTGGACGGATGAGCGTGGTCTGTTGATCGCCTCGCGTCCTCGCAAGCTGGTCATTCCGCCCGACTTGCAGTTTGTCGCTACGCGCATTCTGCAAAGCCAGCTTCGTCCCGGTACGGCAGATAACGACATTAATGCGATTCGCACGAATGGCGTTGTGCCGGAAGGTCATGTTGTAAACCACTATCTGACGGATACGGATGCGTGGTTCCTGATGACCGACGTACCGAACGGCATGAAGCACTTCACTCGTGTTGCAATGGAAACGAGCATGGACGGTGACTTTGACACCGGAAACGTTCGCTACAAGGCTCGCGAGCGTTACAGCTTCGGCGTTTCGGACCCGCTTGGAATCTGGGGATCACCCGGAGCCTAAGTGGTAGTAGTTAGAATGGGGCGAGGGTGGCGCTAATGCTGCTCTCGCCCCATTTTGTTGTATAATTATTTTCGGGGTAAAATTTTAGTTTTGGGTGACTGTCCCCGCAGACGCTTACGAAGAATCCAAAACCAATCCTTTCGTGAGAAGGTATTCTTATGGCTACAACTACTTTTTCAGGTCCAGTTCAGGCAGGAACGGTTCGTGACGGATCTGGTGCCAATGTTGGAGGCGCTGTTCTTACTCAGACGGCAACCTTTACCTACACCGACACTGGTGCCTTTGCGACGACCATTATCCTTCCGGCAAGCGCTCAGATTATTGACCAAATGGTTGATGTTACGACTGCTTGGGACTCGGGAACATCTGATGCGCTTGAAATTGGCACATCTGCCGACCCTGACGCATACGGCGATGTTGCCAACCTCCAGTCCGGTGGACGGACTCTTGTTGACCCTGATGCGACTCAGGCTGCCGCTATTGATGACATCGGCACATCTGATGTTACGGTCTACCTGAAAATCACCTCTTCGGGTTCTGCGGCGAGCGCTGGTGCGGCTCGTGTAACAATTACTTATCGTCAGAACTAATAATGATATGGTGGGCCACATATAACGTGTGGCTCACCAGTTATTTTTTAAATAGAGGTAATTTGCTATGGCAGATGCAGTAACTACACAGACACTTGCCGATGGTGATCGTATTGCCATTATGAAGTTTACTAATATTTCTGATGGCAGTGGTGAGTCAGCCGTTACCAAGGTAGACGTATCGTCTCTAGCCGCAGAGTCGGGAACAGAAAAAGAGTGTTCTGAAGTAAAAATTCAACAAATATTTTATGCCCTAGAGGGTATGTCTGTTGATATTCTTTGGAATGCAAGCTCTAACGTTCTTTGTTTTACTGTTTCTGACTCTAGCTCTGGTCACTACGACTTTGGTAATATACAGTCGCTTACCAATAATGCTGGTAGCGGCAAAAACGGAGACGTTCTTTTTACTACAGTCGGTGCAAGCTCTGGTGACAGGTACACAATTATTCTCGTCTTGGAAAAAAAGTACAGCTAACCAAGGGGGAATAAATGGCTACCTCTGGAACCACAGCCTTTGATTTAGACATTACAGAGATTGCAGAAGAAGCGTTTGAGCGTTGTGGCCTACAGCTTCGTACCGGCTATGACCTGAAGACTGCTACGCGATCCTTAAACTTGCTTACGATTGAGTGGGCAAACCGGGGTCTCAACTTTTGGACAGTTGAGGAGGTTTCTGTATCACTCCCAGCCGATACAGCTTCACTGACCCTTCCAACTGATACAATCGACATTATTGAGCACTGGATCAGGACGGGATCTGGGGACACACAAAACGATCTGCAATTAGAAAGGTTTAGTGTTTCTCAGTACTCAAGTGTGCCCAATAAAAATACGTCAGGTCGGCCCGTTAACATTTACGTTGACAAGCAAAAAGCCGCCCCCGTTGCCTATTTTTGGCCTGTGCCTGACAAGGTGTACACTTTTGTGTATCAAAAACTTCGTCGCATTCAAGATGCAGGCGGCGAAGGAAAGAACACAATGGATGCGCCTTTCAGGTTTCTCCCTTGCATGGTTGCAGGGCTTGCCTACCAATTGTCAATGAAGTATCCACAAGCAAATGGTAGGATAGCCGACCTGAAGGCCGAGTATGAGTTCCAGTGGGACCTTGCTCAATCCGAAGATCGCGACAGGTCGTCCGTTCGGTTTGTTCCGGGCGGCTACGGACATGTCTAATGGGTAGGTTTGCTAACGGTAAGCACGCCTTCGGTTTCTGCGACCGAACAGGTTTTCGCTACAAGCTTTCTGACCTGAAACCAGAGTTCCGTGCGGGCATTAAAACCGGCTTACTGGTTGGCAAGGATGTGTGGGACCCGGATCAACCTCAGAACTTTTTAGGAAAGTTGGGTGATTACACAGATCCGCAATCACTAAGAAATCCACGCCCAGATATATCTTTGACAGAAAGCCGTGGAATGTTTGCATTTGATCCTGTAGGAAATGGAAATTCAGGAGCAGACGGAGATGTAACGGTTCAGTCAAGTGTGGGCACTGTAACTATTAATATCACATGAACTATTCAGAGCTTAGTTCGGCAATACAAAATTATTGCCAAAACACTGAAACCAGTTTTGTGAGCAATATTCCTGTTTTTGTAAAACAGGCCGAAGATCGCATTTACAGGTCAGTGAACCTTCCGGTTAGCCGTAAGGTTGCCACAGGAACGCTTACATCGTCCAATCAATATCTGACTTATCCAACAGACATGCTTGTGCCGCTTTCGTTAGCGGTTACGGATTCTTCTGGCGATGAGCAGTATTTGATTTTTAAAGACCAAAACTTTATTGCTCAGTCGTATCCAGATACTGCTGACACTGCGTTTCCTAAGCATTACGCAATTTACGACAGTGTAAAGTTTATTTTGGGCCAAACCCCAAACTCTAACTACGCATATCAGCTTAACTATTTTTACAAGCCTGAAAGTATTGTTACCGCTTCGACCACTTGGTTGGGCAACAATGCGGATAGTGTACTGTTGTACGGATCACTGATTGAAGCCTACACATACATGAAAGGCGATCCTGATATAATGGGTCTTTATAACAGTCGGTACCAAGAAGCTCTTGGTCTTCTGAAGGTTCAGGCTGAAGGGCGTATGACTGTAGACGAGTACAGGGATGGTACGATCAGGGTGCCGAGGGTCTAGTTATGGCAATCACTCAGTCAGTATGTAATTCTTTTAAAAGTGAAGTTTTAAAAGCACTCCATAACTTTAGTTCATCTAGTGGGGACACGTTTAAAATTGCCCTCTACACAAGTGATGCGTCACTTGGGCCGTCCACCACTGTTTATACCACTACTGGGGAAGTTAGCTCTAGCGGAACAAACTACACGGCAGGTGGCAAGACACTAACAAATGTAGAACCTACAGAATCTGGCGGTGTTGGGTTTGCAGATTTTAGTGATGTGTCGTGGTCGTCTGCTTCGTTTACCGCAAGAGGTGCATTGATTTATAATAGTACAAATTCAAATAAAGCTGTTGCGGTTTTAGATTTTGGAATTGACAGAGTGGCGAGTAGCTCAACGTTCACTATTGAATTCCCTACCGCTGACTCAGATAATGCAATAGTAAGGGTTAAATAATGGCAACATATGTAAACGATCTTCGCCTAAAAGAGATTGCTACGGGTGACGAAGAGGGCACATGGGGCGCGTCAACGAACACAAACCTTGAGCTTATCGGTGAGGCGTTTTCGTATGGCACCTTGGCTATTAGCGGGTCACAAAACCTGACAATAACAGATGGTGGAAGTGCTGTTGCCAGATCGCTCTTTATTAAGATCACAGGCACGCTGAGTGGTAATGCGACTCTAACAATTGATCCGAACACCGTCAGTAAGGTTTGGGCAATTCAGAATGCCACAAGTGGTGGCTACAGCCTGATCATATCTCAAGGCAGTGGCACCAATGTTACGATTCCTGCGTCTCGTACAAAGATTTTGTACTCAGATGGTGGGGGCTCCTCGGCAAACATTGTTGAGGTTACATCCGCCCTTGATCTTGCATCGTTTACGGCGGGCAGCACAACGCTTATCTCCAGCATTCTTGACGAAGACAACATGGCCTCAAACTCTGCTACGGCACTTGCCACACAGCAGAGCATCAAGGCTTATGTAGATACCCAGCTCACAGCAGAGGATCTGGATTTTGCAGGGGACTCTGGCTCAGGCTCCGTTGACCTCGACTCCCAAACATTCACAATCGCAGGTACGTCTAACGAAGTAGAGACATCTGGCTCTGGTCAGACTCTTACCGTGGGCCTGCCCAACAATGTGACAATTGGCAACAACCTGACTGTTACAAACGATCTAGATGTAGATGGTACCACCAATCTAGATGCGGTTGATGTAGATGGCTCGGTTCAAATCGACGCGACAGTCACAGTTGGAGTTAATGACACTGGGTACGATGTAAAGTTTTTTGGTGCCACATCTGGGGCCTACATGCTCTGGGACGAGTCCGCTGATGATCTAGTTCTTGCGGGAGCCGCAGGCCTAGACGTAGCTGGTGATGTTGATGTAGATGGTACCACGAATTTAGATGCAGTAGATATTGACGGTGCGGTCCAGATTGATTCTACGGTTACGGTCGGGGTAGACGACACTGGATACGATGTAAAGTTTTTCGGTGCTACGTCTGGAGCTTACATGCTTTGGGACGAGTCTACTGACGATCTCGTGCTGGCCGGTGCCGCAAAACTCGGTGTTGGTACTACAAGTCCCGAAGAACTGCTAGAGGTAGCCAGCACTAATACCAACGAGGGTATTCAGGTCAGTTGTTATAGCACCACGCAAAGCAGTGCGGGCACTATTAGGCTTGCACATTCACTTAATGGCACAGTAGGAAGTCATACCGCAGTTACAGTAAATGACCAGCTAGGAAGAATTTTCTTTGCTGGGTCTGATGGAACTGATTTTTATAGCGGTGCTGCCATCATTGCAGATGCAACACAAAACTATACAGGCTCCAACGGTGGAACACGGCTAGAGTTTTGGACCACGCCTAACAACACCCAGAGTCGTGCTCAAGCGATGACGATTGACCAAGATGGTAGTGTCGGTATCGGTACTTCGAGCCCTGACACCCTGCTTCATGTAGATGGTGGTACCGACATCTCAATGAGCAGTAGTGCTGATGGTCAAATCAAAATTGGTGGGAATGCTTACAATGCTGCTATCGCACTAGACGGTAGCAACATGAACATCTACCACAACTCTTCAGGAAGGGGACTTGTTTTAGGCACCAATGAGACTGCCCGACTGACGATTGCAGGTGGTGGCGATGTCACTATCGCAGAAGACCTGTTTTGTAGCAGTAACGTCGGTATCGGGACCACCTCTCCCGGTACGATGCTTGAGATAAAAGAGTCAAGCACTGGAGCTGGGGATGATGTTATTCGGCTACGAGGCAACGGTAACAACGCCGACAACACCGTCCTTGGCGCACTAGAGTGGTATAACGCAGACTCTTCTGGCGATCAGC